GATTGACAAACCAAAAGCTCTGTAGATACGGCAGTCCTATCTCTAAGATTTTCAATCACCTCGGTAAGCTTTTCGGAAATCCCGTCAACATCTCCCATTGCAATAAGAGTGTTAAGTTCTGCACCGGATATTACCCTATTCATCGAAAGAGGCTGAACTTCAATAAGGTTTGCACTCTTTGTTCCTCCGTCAACGGAGTAGGATTTAGATCCTCTGATCACCACAGGAACCGCTCCCGTTTCATTTTCGATATCCTGAACCGCGATATAAGGCGAGGTTTTAAGCTTCCTTACCTCTTGCGGAAACAAAAGGTCTGTTATCGGTGTTTGAGGCTTTGGTAAGGCCGTAATAACATCCGTGAAATTTTTCAAAGAGAAAAATGAGTTTATTCTTCCCTTTACATTTTGATTTAAAGGCATAATTATTCTCCTAACTTTAATCTTTAATCTAACGGCTAGTTTATAGCATAAACTCCGTTTTTCCTAAGCTTTTCTACCAGCTGTTCGGTGCAAGCTGTTCCGGCGTCTTTATAGCTTACCGAAGATTTTTTTACGGCACCGAAAATTACAACCAAGGCTGACGCGTCCTTTGTTTTGCCGCTCTCGTCCAATTCTACTTCCTTGTACAAAACCCCTATTGCATCATCCGTGTCGGCTGCCAAGTGTTCGACCTTACCGCCGTCAAGCTTTACCGCCGTTCCGGCGGCAAGACCTTTTATTCCGTCCTTAACAGGGTAAGATACCACGATGTGGTTACTCCCTGAAAGAAGAGTTTTTTCTTCCAGCGTTACGCTTCCTATGTTTGCTTTTACCATAGCTATTCTCCTATATTTTTTTCTGCATGGATTATCAAATCCCTAAAAACAGTTTACAAGGCCTTCATTATTTGACGGCCTGCCGATTTAACATCTCCGTCCCCTTCGCTTACCCTGTCCGAGTAATCGAAGCCTGAACTTCCTAGGCTTACGCTTTGAGGCCACTTCCTCAAGATTGAAGATAAAAGCTCAATCTCCGTGCCGCTTACGCTTTGCCCGTTATCGGAAAAGTTGACCGCATCGCTTCTACTTGAAAGAGAAGAAGCCAAGACTTCAGCTTGTTCCATAACGCCCTTGGGTAGATGATTTTCTACCTTAGCCTTAAAAGCTTGAAGCCTCATTTTCTTCACCTCGTCATCATAGCTTTTGAGCTTGTCTGAAAACTCTTTTGGGAGAGCTTCTGGGGAAGCCGATCCCGTCTCTTTTTTTTCTTCTTGAGCTTTTTTTAATTCACTCTCAAGATTGTTTTTGCTTTCGGCCAAATTTTTATTGGCCTCTTTAAGCTCTGCATTTTCTTTTTGCATTGCCTCGATTTCTTCTTTAGTCATTTTGACCTCCTCATCGCTTTCTTTTATTTTCCCCGAAAAATCGAAAGAAAAAATTTGATCGTCATCGGCTGCTTGAAAAGGCTTTTCTCCTAAGTCCTTTAACCCGGGAATCTTAGGAGGTGTCGCTCCTAAAAAAGCTAAGTGGTGTAAATAAGTTTTACCGTCTATAGCTCTTTTAGGAATACTTACACTCCAGCCGTCATAAAGCCCCGATGTATAAAGTGTATCAAGAGTTTCTGAAAACTCGACTTCTCCTGTAAGAGTTTTCCCGCCGTTTGAAAGCTTTACGCTCCACACATTACCGTACTTTGGAGCATCATCTTTTTTCATTATGTCATGGCCTATCCCTACAGGACGGCGAGGTGTAAAAGTTTCTACAACTTCCTTTAAATCTTTTTCTGTAATGAGGTCTCCGTTTTGCCCCCATCTGCCTGCATAAGCAAGCTCTAAAGTTCTCATTATTCTAGGCATGGCTTTACCTCCTTTTCTTTATAAAACAAATCTAGCTGTTTTTCTTTTATAGAATTTTCAAGTCTTGTTTTGGCAATACAAAAATACTCATCATCTAACTCCATACCGATAAATCGGCGGCCGGTATTGATGCTGGCAACGCCTGTAGTCCCTGAGCCCATAAAAGAGTCAAGTACGGTGTTTCCTTCTGTTGTACTATGCAAAATAAATTTTTCAATGAGCTCTATCGGCTTTTGTGTAGGATGGAGTTTTTCACCGTTCGTCTTTTTAGCACCGGAGCAAAAAGAAGGTACATCTGATATAACGCTACAAGTTCCTTTTACATTAAATTCGTGTCGCTTTGTCGTAAACATTACAAGTTCATGCTGATATGAATAATAATTGCCCGTACCGGCTTTTTTATCCCAAACAAGCATATTTTTTACGCCCAAAATTCCATACATAATCGGATAATAAAACGCATAGCTTCTCCAGTCGCAAAAAAAATAGACACAGCCGTCCGGTTTTAATACGCGCTTATATTCCGTAAAGAGTTTTTCATAAAAAGGCTTACAGATAGCAAGATCATTAAAACTCCCTTTTTGCCCATTGTGAGTCATACCGAGAAAATACGGCGGATCGGAAATTATTGAGTTTACGCTTTCACTTGGTACATCTCTTATAAGTTCTATGCAATCGCCCTGTAATAGTTTTATATCATCATTAAGTTTTGTTTCTTTTCCCATACCCAAAAAGATACACGCTATATTTATATTTTAGCCTCTGATGGGAGCACCTTTCCTTTCACTTTGTAAGGCGATTTTTCCATGTTTCCTTTTTACCGATTCTTTTAAAAATGGGCATTCCTTACCTTAGCCCGTCAAATCTTACCAAAAATGCTATATACCCCCGTGTACACCGGTGTATTTTTCAAATCAGGGGCGGTTTTAACCGTATCGAGGTATGGGTTTTAAGATAAAAAGACATTACAAAAAAGGCGGTCTTAAGGTTTACCCTAAAACCGCCAAAAGGAGCAGCTCTCTTATGAGCATTACAGAACAGCAATCTATCAACTATCCGCCTGAAAAATATATTAGCAGAATAAAAATAAAAGAGGGCTGTATCAGGAAAAATCTTTTTTTTAAGTCTTGACAATTTACCTGACTATGATATAATAAAAATAACGGTAGATTGCTATGCCGTTTTACAGGGCGTCACCCCTCCTTACTTGAGGAGTGCTTAGCCCTGTTTTTATTTTTTGTTAAAAAACAATTGCCGTGGATATTCTCTTAATACTCCTTGATGATCCAACATTATTTTTTTTATTGGCGTTCGCCATACTTCTTTTCCTAAAGCAGCAAGAACCGTTTTTATTTTAATATGATCGGCAACAGTTAAGTATAGAATTCTGGCTCTTTGGTGTTGACCTGCTTTTTTTATTTCTGTTTGCATTGTTTGCTGTGTCGGGTTCGGATGTTTTTCATCAAAACCAAAACTTTTTATTTCACCAAGTTCATTGTCTATGATCATGTCAGGATTTTTCTTTTTCCTTGTGCTTGGCAATAAATAAACCTTATGTCCTTCATCCGCAAGCCGTTTTGCCGATGCAATCTCTTCCGGATTATGTCCTGAATTAGCTGCCATGTGTACATAGCCTCCTGTCTTGCTTTTGTGTACCGGCTTATAATCTTTTAACAATTCGGGGAAATATGATTGCATATCAAGTTCTCTTGCTTGTGCAACTATATCGGAGGTAATGCCGTACCTATCGGCTCTTGCAATCATTTCAGGGGTAATTTTCCACCAGCTTTCCTTTTCAATCGGATTTCCCCCGAAGCCTTTTTGAGGTTTAAAGTTTTTCCTGATTTCTTTCATCGGCACATTTCCAATTTCAATGCCGTGTCCTATTTCAAAATCGTAAACGGCCCTAAAAGTCGTTCTGCAATTAAAATGATAAGGCGGGAAGCCGTAGGTTTCCCAAAAGGGATGATTCTTGTGTAAGGCTTTTCCGTTTCCGGCTATAAGGGTAAGCCCCTTACAAATATCGCTTTGCCTTTTATCCTCTACAAATAAAAGCTCCCACGCAGGCGGCATATTGTTTTTATGCTGCATAAGACGGCCCGCATTGTAAGCGCTCTGTACATTGGTGCGGTAAACGGTTTCCCAATAGCGGGGTGTAAAATTTTCGCCCCAGTCTTCCGTCATGGCCTCAATGTCTTTCCAAGACTCCAATATGCTTTCATTTTTTTCTACGGCAAGGGCAAGCCTTCCCTTTACCGTTTCGATAAAATCAGCTTCGCTTAATTTTGCAACCGTAAAAGCTCTGAACCTTAGCTTAGGCTCTAAATTCCGCCAGTCATCTTTTTTCATCGGGAGCTTTGCCCTTAAAAAGTTTACGGCCTCATCAAAGGATAATTTTTCTTCTTCAATCAAAACGGAATGTCTTTCATCATCTGCAAATTCTTTTTCTTCGAGTTTTGAAGGCATTGCGTGTAAACGGCCCAAAAGAAGAGAGCCTTGTATCAAGCTTTCTGCAAGGCGGATAAGTTTTTCATTATCTCTTCTTTCAAAAGATAAACTCTTTATTTTTTTGGGGCTAAGTTTTTCGCCTTTTAATACTTCTTTAAAATTGCTTAAATAGTCTTTTAAAACTTCTTTTATAAGGCTTTTAAATCTCACCAAACCTGCATCGCAAAAAGAATTAAGTTCTGCGTTTTCTTTTTTAACTCTTTCTCTTTTTTCATTTAGAAAAACAAGAGTTCTTTTTTTTTTACATTATCCGAAAAATCAAGAGAGCTTTCATCTTCTCCTCTTATAAGACGATCTGAAACAAAGCTGTCTTCTTCATTCTCAGGTTCCGGTAACTTGTGTCTGTCATACAAAGCTTTTTTAGAAACAGGGACTCCTAACTCGATGGCTTTAGTTACCATCTCCCAAGAGGCGTATTCTCCTGCATCTATCTCAAATCTGACAGGCTCTTCACCGGGCCAGTTTAATTCACAAAAGATGTCATACAAACTTTGTATCGTGCTTTGAAGATTTTGAGCGTCCTTACTTATAACGGCTGCAAAGGTGTCATCATGTAAAACGGCATTCGCCCTTGTTCCGTATTGAGCCTCGTTTGTTGTAAGGCTTTGCCCTGTAAGCCCGTAAGAAATTTCGGTATTGCATACGGCGATTAAAACATCAAAATCTTTTATAGCACCTTCGGCATTTAAATACTTAACATCTTTTACGTTTCCCAAAGCAAGGCTTGAACCCGATCTTATCTTGTGCAAAATATCCGCCAATATGTTGGCTCTCTTTACCGCCTCTGCATCGGTTTTGGTTTCAAAAATTGCCAAGATACTCGGCACCCCGATTCTTTCTGCGGCCATCGTCCAAAACTTAAAGCCCAACTTTTTAAACTGCCAAGGCCAATAGACACGCCGTAAAACGCTTACCCCCGAAACGCTTCCCGTACCTCTGTCGTTTCTGTGAACAATAAATTTATAAGGATCATTTAACGGGATATAATCGGGCAAAAGATAAGGCGTATATCTATCCCCTTGATCAAAGCCTTTTTTAAAACCGATTAAAGAGCGCGGAACTGGAATAAACTTTTCAGGAACAAAAAGGCCTTTTTCTTTTTTCCAAATAATTTCACTTACGGCTATTCCGTAGGGAAGGGCATTTAAAAGCTGTAAGCCCAATTCTTGAAGTTTATTGAAATTTATATAATGACGGGCTTCTTCATTGAGCCTTTCGTTTTTTCCATCGACTTGCCCCATGTCAAG